TATGGCCCCCTTCCACTTTTCAGGACATCGTTCCAGTCTTCCCCGACACCTTCCGGGATACGGACCTCAACCAGTCGTCCAAACTGCACAGAGAGACGATGAGCAAGTGCATAAGCTTTGGCCTGTCCGGTGTAATTCCCATCATTATCTCCAAAAATCCAAATTTCCTTCGCCTCTTCTGGAGGCACCCACTTAGCCATCATGGTGCCGTTGATCGTGGCCCAGACTGGCATCTTGAACAAAATGGCGGCTGACATGGCGGATTCAATGCCCTCAGCCACGCCCATCCGTTCCGCTGCTGGCCATAACCTGATCGCGCAACCGTCCGGCAACTTACCCGGCATCACACGCTTACCCGGCTCAACGTCCGCCTTCTGGCCATCCTCAGTCAGGTGGGTCAGGTGCAGGTTCACGCCCTTACCATCAACCCCATCGATCTTGGCCAGCATCGCGGGAAGACCGCCGTAAGATGCCTCACGGATCGATTTAGAAGCCCAAGGACGGCCAAGTCTAATTGTCTGGTATATCCCTACCGGAGACACCTGAGATGGCTGCCACGACGAAGCCCAGAGCGACCTGATAGCGTTCTGTTGCGCTACCTCGTCAATCTTGGGCCGCTCGACCTGCGGTGCTGCACCGACGTTCTGCCGCACCAGATCAGCAAGCTCACGGAAAGATTTACCCGTAACTTTTTCCGCCAACATAAACCCGTCGCCAGCGCCACAGGCGTTGCAGATGTATCGTCCTCGGCCCTCGTCATCGGTGAACCTGAAGCGATCCTTTCCGCCGCACATCGGGCAGGGAACGTGCTTGCCCGTGAGGCACGAGCTATCGATGCCGAGGATCGGCAGCAGAGACCGCCAGCGACCACGGGCCAGTTCCTTGATCGGGGTGTCACGCATAGGACACCTTCGAGAACGCCTTTCCTGCCTTCTCGCGCTGCTTAGCCTTCACGATGTTGTAGTGCTTGATCCAGCTCTGGGTCTCGGGGCTGATGTGAGCCGTCGGGTACTTGTCCATCACGTTCGACGGGCCAACGCCGAGCCGGGCCTTGTAGGCGTGATAGGCCCAGCCAGACTTGTAGCCGCGCAGGTGAGCGTGGCCGAGCAGCTCGGAATAGAACTGCTGCTTCTGCTCAATCGTCCACTCTCTCGGCTTGACCTGCTTGTCGCGGGTCAGCTCGTACAGCTCCCCGTTCACCGTCTCGATGTCCGAAACAGCCTCAGCCTTGAACCCGCAATTCGGGCAGACCTGAACTTTCGGGGGCTTGAGGAACGCGCACTTGGGGCATTCCTTCGGCAGCCGCTCCTTCTTTTCGGCCTTGGCCTTCTTGGCCGAGCCGTCATCGAGCTGCGCGTGATGGATGTCGGTCACGAAGCCGAGGCGGATCGTCGTGTCGCTATGATCGAGGATCAGGCAATGGTCTTTGCCATGCGCCGTGCGAAGCCCTCGACCGATCATCTGAACGAACAGCATCTCGCTCTTGGTCGGTCGGGCGAGGATGATACAGCGGACGTCAGCATCGAAGCCCGTCGTCAGGACGCCTACGTTGCAAAGAACTTTGATCTCGCCGTTCTCAAACTTCTTCACGATGTCGCCGCGCTGGAGGCGGTCAGTGTAGGCGTCCATGTAGCCCGTTGGGACACCAGAAGCTTCGAACTGCTTCTGGAGATGCTTGGCGTGGGTGCGATTGACCGCGAAGCAAACTGTCGGGCGCTGCTGGCCCTGCTCAAGCCAAGTCGTGACGACATCGGCCACCAGTGCGCCCTGATCCATCGCCTCAGCCAGCTCATCGAGCTTGTAGTCACCAGCGACAGTCTTGACGTTCGACAGATCAGGATGCGCCGGGGCGAAGACCTTGAAGTCCGACAGATGGCCAGCCCGGATCAGCTCGTCAGTAGTCGTGGCGATAATCAGATCATCCCAAATCTTGCCCATGCCCTTGGCCCACGGCGTGGCGGTCAGGCCAACGAACGGAACCTTCTCCCAGTCGGGGTTCTTGATCCAGTTCGCCATGAACTTGAACATCACATGGCATTCGTCAACGATCACAAGATCAGCGTCCGGCAACTTGCGACGGGCCAGCGTCTGGATCGAGCAGACCTGCACAGGCTGGCTGCGGTCGGTCATCTCGTGGTCGCCTTGCATGACAGCGATCTCCCAGATGCCGTTCTCGACAAACCGCTCGACGGTCTGGTCGATGAGGCTGAGGGCCGGGACAGCGAAGATCACCCGCTTACCCTTCTCACGGGCCATCTTGATGATCGCAGCGGCGATGATCGTCTTTCCCGCACCAGTGGGAAGCTGCATCACAGGACGCTTCTTGCCCGACTGGAGCGAGGCGCGGAGGCTGGCGATTGCAGCCGATTGGTAGGTTCTGAGTTCCATCTATCGTCTCGTTAAGTTTGGTTACGTTCGCAGCTCTACTCAATCTAACTAGAAAGATTCATCTTCATGGTTCGGGAAAGGATAAATATGGTTTTGGTTATGGTTCTGGTTGCTATTGGGAGTGCGATTGGCAGAGCCGTTAGGATACCCATTAGCTAACCCATTAGGTAACTCATTATAATTGTCCTTGCCCCACCTTTTACTCGCGCCTTTTTTACCACCCTCAACTTTCGCCCTATAACCTTCTGTTTGTTTTTTGAGGTCGCGCTCAATTCGAGAATGGACCCAATCGTTTCCAAAAAACTCTTGGATCGTTTCTTTCATTTCTAACCACTCGGCCAGAGGGCGCATCGTGATAGCCGCAAGGCGCTTATCGTCCTTCGGAAGGCCACCCTGATACCAATAATAGGAAATCAAGCGCAGGTAGGCGACATGCTCAGAGTCCGAGAGGTGAGCCGTGTCGCGCCAATAGTCGCCAAAATAAAAGGGGATGTAGGGTAAAGCCATCGGTCAACGCCTGTTCAACGTGTGTTGATCCGATGTTGAACAAACGCTACAATAGCGTCGTTCTCATCGGAACACCTGTCCTGTTCCGTTTTTCGACCCCGATTGGTTCCAGCCAGTCGGGGTCATTCGTTTATAGTAGACTGCTTCTTTTCGAGCATCAACTCCAAGATCGTAAAAGCCGACTTCGGCACACGAGATTTCCCTGCAAGCCACCGATACAAGGTCCGCTCAGTCACACCGAGCAATTTGGCTGCTTCGGTGTTCAGCATGTTCAAATCCCATAGTGCCAGAGACAAAGCTTTCTGACCTTCAGCGTTCTTATCAATCGTTTCCATGACATCCTCAGCGATATTCAGACATGATCCGCTCAAAGGCGGCGTCTTTTGAATTGCAATGATAAACCACACCCGAAGCAGTCAAGGCGCGATACAGGCTCCTATCCCCACTTCGCTGAATCCAGCCAACCTGTTGGCCGCCGTGAATTACCGTGACGATGCCGTCTTTCTCAATTGTTTTGAACTGGGTCTTATTCATGATTACCCCCGGAGGGAGGGGCCGAAGCCCCTCTGATTAAGCGACAGTGGCGGGAACGATGGACTTGACGCGGATGGTCTCAACCAGCGTCGTCTTGGTGCAGAACTTGATCTCGTCATCGGTCAAGAACTTCTTGGCCGCAGCGGTATCGAGCGAGTTGCGCTCCGAGAGGCCGAGGGTGACGACGGCGCGGGTGCCGACGATCTCTTCGCGGCCAGCGGCCTTGATCTCGTCCTTAACTTCCTTGAGGAGGCGTTCCATGCCTTCGATTTCGGCCTTGATGTCAGCGTAGCGGTCAGCGAGAGCGGCGAGGTTTGTCATATCAATCTCCATGTCAATTAGTCAGGTCATCGACCTGATATGCACATCATAGTCTGCCAATTTGTCATGTCAAACGAAATTTTACATAAATTTTATTAAGCAGCACCAATAACTTAAAGGCGCATGACAGGCTGTCACGCTATTTTTTCAACAGGCGATCTCGATTTTTTTCAAGCCATTCCATCGTTTCTAGGGCCGCTTCCAGCTCGGTGAGGTGATTCTCCCGCATCGAGATCATGGCCGGGTCGGCCCGTTTCTGCCTGAGCATCTCTTTAAGCTGGTTGATTGTCCCGCGCAGGTTCACGACCGACCGATGGACCGCCTCAACCTGCTGCCTGAGAGGAACCTTTGCCATCAGATACGACCCACAAAGACTGTCTTATGAGGGGCAGCCTTCTGGTCGAAAAGATACCAGCAGCAGTTATCCATGCCTGTGCTGTCGGACCCTTCGATCCACTTCACCCGGCCAACTGAAACGATCATGCGGCAGATGCTCATATAGGGTATCGACTGGCGGGTGTGCATCCAGTCAGCATCGAAGAGAAGCCAAGTTGGCCGAAGCAGGGAACATCGCTCGATGATCTGATGCAGCGGGGTCCGATCCCACGGGGGATTGGTGATAATCATTTCGGTTTTAGAGCCGCCGAGGTCTTCCTCGCTGATGAAAGAGGCATCGTGCTGTTTGATCCAAGGCTCCTGCGGGTCCACATCAAAGGCCGAATTGCAGGTATGGCCGTGGTTCTTCAGGTGGGCCATCAGGACGCCAGCACCAGCACAGGGTTCGCAATACCATGTTTCGGGCGGCAGGTGCGGCAGCAGGGGCTGAACCGCCGATAGCGGGGTGGCATAATAATCCAGCTTATTTCGCTCGAAATCAGACCTCTTTCCCATCACTCATATCCTCCAAAATCAATTCACATTCGGGGCCTTTATCGACCCATCTTGCTTCTAACCAAACTGCATTACAGTCATCAGCAACAACCCCTGCGGCCTGAAGGCAGTCCAACGTGGCCTTAAACAGGTTATCGAGGTCTCGGCGGCGCTTATCGGGCCTTACGGCCAAGATCGTCAGCTTGAAGGGGCCTTCCAGTTTTTTAGACCGGACCTGCTCTCTGACCGACCATTTGGCGTGTGTAGACCAAGTGGCGTATTTGTCCGACTTGTAGACCCTGCCAGTCTTACTGGCCCTCCAGAGCCTGTTCACAGACGGCGGGAAGGGCAGGATGATGCGGATCATGTTTTGTCTCTCTATGTTTGGAGAGGGCGTTGTAGACGTCTGATTCGCGGCACCCAGTGCGTGAAGCGATCTCTGCGGTATCTAGCCCCATTTCCCAAAGCATGACAGCAAAGGCTTCAGGAACGAGACGAACATATCTACGAGTTTCTGTCTTATTCATATAAATCCGGCCTTAGCCGCTCCCTTGATATACCAGTCAAATCTGAAATTTGGCGCAGATACTTAACGGGGACCATTTGCCAATGGGAAACCGCCGCCCGTGTCAGGCCGATATGTCGAGCCACTGCAGCAGCACTGCCAGCGGCCCGGAAGACTTCAATGAGGATGTCAGTTTTATTTTTCATATCCCCACTATGCCCTGTCAAATTCCGCTTGACAAGCCTGTTGGCGGCTTTATTGTCGGGTCATAGATTGATTTACGGAGAAGATAAAATGTTCGAAGCACCCAAAGGCTCCCCCATTGCTCCCTGCACATATTTCCTTGAGCAGCATGAACTGCCCAACGGCGTGATCGTGACTGGCGAACTGGAGATTGAAGTCTGCCACTACAACGATCACTGCTATATCGATTCCATGACACTCGACATTGAAGACGAAAATGGCAGCTTGGTCGGCAAGTGGTATGGCAAGTGCAACGGCAATGCGACCCTTGAAAGCGTCGCAAAGATGATCGAGAGCAGCAAATTGATGGATTACATCTACGAAGCATCGATGACGGCTGCTGAAGAAAATAGCTACTAAGGAGAATTGATATGAAAATGTTCGAGACAATTACCGCTATCGCACCCGCTCTTGTGAAAGCGCAATCGCAAATTGAACACGCTGTAAAAGACAGCAAGAATCCCCACTTCAAGAGTAGCTACGCAGACCTCTCTTCTGTTCTCGCTGTTTTGCGTAAGCCACTCGCTGATAACGATCTATGCGTTATTCAAACTCCTCATCGCGCTGAAGGCGGCATCGATGTTGAGACAATGATCCTTCATAAATCAGGTGAATGGATCAGTGATTCCTGTTTCATTCCGATCACAAAGTGGGATGCTCAAGGCGTCGGCAGTGGCACAACATACGGTCGCCGCTACGGTTTGATGTCCATGTTCTGCATCGGCACTGAAGATGATGACGGCAACGCTGCGGTTGGCTCATCAACTCCCGCAATCAGCAACACCGATCTTGATAGCGCCCGTATGAAAGCAGCCATGAAGATTGCTGAAAAAGGCGCTGATGCGTTGCGTATTTGGTGGGGCGACATGAACGCGGGTGATCGCAAAATGTTCTCTTCCGATGAACTGAAGAAGCTTAAGGCTACGGCGCTGGCTCTTGATAAGAAGGATGATGGACATGGAAACTGAAGGCGGCTGCGCTATCTTTTTGGGTATCTGGGTTTTTGCAGCATGGATCACTCACATCGTTGTTTGCCTTAAAACAGCGGCATGGGGCTTCTTGATCGCAGGTGCATTGGTCTTTCCTATCGCGTGGATTCACGGGACAGGTATTTGGTTTGGAGTATGGTAATGGAACAACGCACTGAAGAATGGTATTCCGCCCGTCTCGGCAAGGTGACTGCGTCTCGCGTAGCCGATGTAATTGCCAAGACAAAAAGCGGATATAGCACCAGCCGGGCCAACTATATGGCCGAGCTGGTGTGTGAGCGGCTGACTGGTAAACAGGGGGACTTTTACCAGAATGCTGCGATGGTATGGGGGACGAACACCGAACCAATGGCGCGGCAAGCTTTCGAAGCTGCTACGGGGGCTTTGGTTATCGAAACGGGGTTCGTCTCCCATCCTACCATTTCGATGGCTGGTGCCAGCCCTGATGGCTTTATTGGCGAAGATGGGTTGATCGAGATTAAGTGTCCATTTACGGCAACTCACATTGAGAGCCTGATGGGGCAAACTGCACCGAGCAAGTATATTCCACAAATGATGTGGCAAATGGCCTGTACGGGCCGCAAATGGTGTGACTTTGTAAGCTTTGACCCTAGAATGCCTGAAGACATGCAGCTCTTCATTTGCAGGGTCCACCGAGACGAAAATGTTATTATTGAGCTTGAGAGAGAGATCGAGAAGTTTCTTTTTGAGCTTGATCGTAAAGTAACCGAACTCACAAAACTGTATAGGAAGGATGTAATCTGATGGCTTACGAACAAAAGAATAACTCTGGTTCGCTCTTCAAGAACGACAAGATGACAAGCGATAAAGCTCCGCCATATAAGGGCAGCGTCATGATCGACGGCGTAGAGTATTGGCAGTCAGCTTGGGTCAAGGAAACTAAAGACGGCAAAAAGTGGTTCAGCCAGTCTTTCACTCGTAAAGATCAAAGCCTTGAGCCGCGCCGTGAAGAGCCGCGTAATGTTTCTAACGACATTGACGATTCGATCCCATTCTGATGGATAGCAACCTGCCACTCTCAGAGCAGTTCCGCATCATCGCCAAGAAGTGGGTTGATGCAGACGCTGCGGCCAATCTTTTGGAGGAGAGCAAATCAGCTTTCCTTTCCAAGAAGATGGCCGATCTTGGCGACATGCCTGTCTCTAAGGCGGAAATGAACGTCAAGGCATCCGCTGACTGGTCTGGGTATATCATTGAAATGGTCGATACGCGCAAACAAGCTGCGCTTTTGAAAGTTCAACTCGAATATATCCGTATGCAGTTTAGCGAATGGCAATCACATGCGGCTACCCGCAGAGCAGAAATGAAACTTTGATGTCTGTTAAAATTGAACTCACTCTTGATGAAGTCCATTACGGGGCTAATGTTGGCGTCATGCGTAGCATGGACAGCATTCGGGGCGGGTTCAATAAGCCATCATTCTATAAGGCTCGTGATTGGAATATCGACATCGACGGCGCTTTGGCCGAAATGGCTGTAGCTAAGATGCTGAATGAGTATTGGGGCGGCCACATCAAGTCATTTAAAAATGCGGATGTGTCGGACCAATTCCAGATCAGGTCTACAAACTACAAAAATGGTAAACTGGTTTTCAGGGAAGCTGATAAGGAAGATTACATATATATCCTTGTCATTACTGACTGCCCGTTTTACACAGTTGTCGGTGGTATCTCAGGGAAACGCGCCGTGACCTTTCCAATCCAACCTGCGGATCATAGAGGGCCAGAGGCACGTTGGATACCTCAATCTGATCTTACTCCGATTGAGACAATATGCGAAAAACTTGGTAAAACTATTCATAACAAGATTGGGAATTGATATGGCTGATGAACAAGAAGTTGACGCAGTTGTATACCTGCAAAAAGAAATCATGGACGTAATTAGTGGAGAGAATACATCTGATATAGTTCGTGCGCTAATTGTTGCAATTTGCGATGTGCTGATGACGACAGGTCCAAACCTTGATGAAACTCTTAAGGTTATTGACACGCTCAATGTAGCAATGAAAAACGTCGTTCTAGATTGCGATAAAACTGGCGTCTGTGTTTGGAACGAACCAGAAAAAGTTCAATGAAACGCAAACGTATCACCGCAAAAATGAGGGTTGATATTTTTATGCGGCACGGTGGCGTTTGCCACTTATGCAGCCTGAAAGTCATCCCCGGAGAAGATTGGGATGTTAGTCACGAAATTCCTCTTGAGTGCGGGGGTGCTGATGATGAGTCAAACTGGTTGGTTGCCCATCGGAAGTGCCACCGTGTTCATACTGCTACCGTGGATATGCCTCAGATCGCAAAGGTCAAACGTATCCGCCAGCGGCATATAGGCGCTAAACAATCTAGAAGCCCTTTACCCGGCGGTCGAAATTCTAAATGGAAGAAGAAGATGGACGGGTCGGTTGTAAGGAGAGAAACGTGAAGTTTCTAATCACGATGAATATGCCCAGCGGACAGGGTTACGCTGTGCATCAGATAACTGTCGATCACCCTTCAGAAAGCTGCGAAGAGTTTTGGAGGGTTCTGAATGATGAGATTTTCATTCTTGGTCGCCAGTTCTATCGCAAAAAGTTAGGCCCAGTTTCTGAGCCTGTATGGGAAGACAGGGGCGAAATAATCATCAACACCGCCCATGTTGGTAAAGTGCAAGAGTTTATTGAATACCTGAAAGGATATGAAGATGAAGCATACAGAAGTCCTGAAAACAGCCGCCCTCACGTTGAGCGCACGAGGCCGCCAATACGGCCCGGAAGAGGAGTGCTTTGATCGTATTGCTAAACTGGCATCGATCATCCTCAACAAAAACATTTCGCCGTATGACATTGCGATGATCCAAGTGGCGACCAAACTTGGCCGTCTACAAGAAGATCGCATCAACAGCGATTCATACGTTGATGGCGTCAACTATCTGGCATTTGCTGCTCAGTTCGCTGGGGCGCAGTCTTCAATCGAGACCGCCGTTGAGGACGATACAGCAGCTATGATTGCTAAGAAGTTTGCGAACATTAAGGCTCAAGAATATGCAGCCCAAGCTCCAACTTCCCAGACGGTTACGTTTACGCCGAAGCCAGACGAAATCAGCTCATAATCTGATGGTCTATTCACTCGAACTGATGGTGGCGGCATTCTATGCTGCCATCATTTTCACCATCTGCGCCATCATCGGAATGATAGAGTTAGCGATATATTTTTATGAAAAAATCAAAGGATATAGATATGAAAGAAATCCAACACCTCAGCGAGACTGATAAGGTCATGGTCAAAATGTGGTCCGAAGGGTTTACCGGATCAGAGATTGGCGCAAAGATTGGCAAGACCAGAAACGCTGTCATCGGAAAAATCAACCGTCTCCGTAAAAATGGGTTCATCGCGTATGGGGATCGTTTAAAAGCTCAAAAAATTAAAGAAAATATTGCAGAAAAGAAGAAAGCTCGGCTTGTTCAGATTAAGGTAGCTGATCTTGAAAAGTTGCCCTTTGATACGGCTGAAGCTGCTCCAAAACCACGGCAGCCAGTGATGTTTGATGGCCTTCGTCCAGACTCATGCCGCTACGTCATAAATGATGGGAACGCTGGCAACTTTATATTCTGCAACAAAGTGAAGAAGGTTCGGTCATACTGTGAGGAACATGCAAAGATTTGCTATATTCCTGCTCGGTCAAAACCTTCAGAACATCAGTCACGCAATCCTAAATTGATATTCAAACACCGCGCAAAATAAGAGACAAGTAAATGCAAATTCACGCTCTATTTCCAACGCTGTTTTTAGAAGAAGTTAATTCAGATCATGACCATACAAAATTGGTCGCGATGAACGCCCTCATGAACCATTTGGATAGCGATGGTTATTCAGATGAAAGCACAGGCCATGTCACGCTGCATCATGATCCCATGTTTACGCCTATCTTCGATATGGCAACGAGCGTAGCAAAGCAATATTGCGAAGTGATGCAAGTGGACCCGTCCAACTTTGACTTCAACATCGTCAAGTCATGGTTCAACATCATCAAAGACAGATCGACACCGTTTCATGGGCATGGCGATGCTCACTTGTCGTTTGTCTATTATATCAACGTGCCAACTGATTGCGCCCAGCCAATTCAGTTCTATGCCGCTAACGATAAATATGAGCCGTTTCCGGGTTTTGTCAGATTTAATAATCCGGCTGAATGGAATGTCTTCAACTCTTATGCGTGGTCATTTCCTGCTTCAGAAGGGACCATGTATTTGTTCCCATCTCGCATGAACCATGACACGCTTGGAAAAACCACAATGCGTGATCCGGGGATAAAAACAATGGATGACGTTAAGACACATCGCATCTCTTTGGCAGGAGATATTGTCATAACATACAAAGAGAAGTCATCTAAAGCTCTTGGGCTTCAACCAAAGCGTAATTGGAGAACCTTTGGTTAAGCCCAAGCAACAATAATTTGACCTGCTGCGCCTGAAGCGCCATTTCCTGCGCCAGCTCCTCCATCACCAACCGTGATAGAAATAGTTGAACCTTGCGTTGGCCCAGTTGCTGACGTGTAAGTTGAAACAACATAAGCTCCGGCTCCACCGCCACCACCGCCTTGCCAGTTGTGGCTACTACCAGAAGTATCTTCCGAATAACCACCACCACCACCACCACCGGGTGCAAATCCGGGTGATCCATTCCATGGTCCCGGCGCTCTTTGCGTATTACCATTGCCACCAGCGCCACCATTTGGAGACGCACCGCCATTGGCCCATGAACTTGTTGAGTTGGTGTAAACATATCCGGCGATGCCATCACCACCGTTTATATTTGTTACATTGCCGCCGCTTGCAGTTCCACCGGGTCCACCCGCGCCGATGCCGCGCCGATAGTATCCTGAATAACCACCTGTACCGCCACCAGCAACTAAAGACGATCCAGAAAAACTGACAGTCGTATTGTTGCCATTTTGGCCAGCGCCATATCCCCAGCCACCCGCCGCACCACCACCCCAAAGGGTGAATGTGATTTTATTATATGCAGGAACTTTAAATGAATAAGTTCCAGCGGTTGAATACGTCTGAGAGCCGGGAACGACAGCCCCGCCAAGAAGAAGATTATTAAACGTTCCCGGAAGCATTAGCGCACCCCAGCAAGGCAACTCACTGCAATACGAAGAGGCGAAAGCTGATAAACACTATATGTCAGGATGTTCAGATATCCTGATGTCGTGTCAAAAACAGGGGCAACACCACCTGCAAACTTATAAGCTGTGTCATAAGTTAGGGTTCGCCCCGTTGTTCCTGACATGCCCGTTGATGAAACAAGCTGAACCGCACTAACAGTGTAAGTACCAACCGTTCCGCTGCCTGTTCCGAACGCTGTAATAGTTGTGCCAGAAGTTACGCCAGACCCAGATATTACTGTTCCAATTGCAAGTGTGCCGGATGCAACAGATGAAACCGTCAGAGTTGTACCGGAGCTGCCAGAGCCATTATCAATAGTTCCGGTAAAAGATGCAGTAGCAGGAGCGCCTTCTGTCACGAGGATAAGGCCGCTTTGACCAATCTTAGGATTATTCGGATTCATCAACTGGCGGTTGCCATTGATTGTAACGGAGAAATTATAACCCTGTGAAAAATCTGGAGTGATTTGAGCCGCATCTGTAAGAGCGACATACGCAGCAGAGTTCCATGCCGAATAAACAGGCAAAAGTTTATCACTAGTACTGCCTGTAATTGTAGTCGCAGAAACTGTCTGCGAATCGCTTACGGTGTAAGTGCCAGTTCCGCCTGTACCTGTGCCAAGCGCGGTGATCGTTGTCCCGGCGGTTACACCAGTGCCGGAAAGGGTCATGCCAACTACCAACGAGCCTGATGCAACCGCAGTAACGGTCATCGTGGTAGCAATAATAGAAGCAGTGACAGAAGCTGTCAGGTTGCCAGCATTAAACTCAGCCGCCGTGGCTTTGGCAGACGAGTTAATTTTAGGAAGCGTTACAGCGCCGTTTTGAATTGCTGCTGTATTGACGCTATCAGCGGCAGGAATATTATTGACCGCAAAAATACCGCCAGTTTTATTGCTGTAAACCAGCGCACGGGTTCCACGCTCGACAAGAACGCTCGTGCCGCCAACGAGGCCGATATAAACCTTCCAAGGGCCACCTGTTGCATCTGTGGTGTAATTATAAACGATCCACTGACCACCAACGGTGTAAGGAACCGTGAACGTCACATCGTTCGACATCGCGCCACTGACTTCCAAAATCAGGGAACGATAGTCACCCCAAGTGGGGCTTGAACCATCATTTGGCGCAGTGAGAGGGCGAGTAGCCGGAGTTCCCGGAGATGCTCCAGAAGCATTAAGACTTGTCACACCGCCGAAAGCTTGGTCGATCCACCCAAAGTCATCATTGAGAGGGCCGTCCCAAGTGTTGACGTAGGTGCCGTGGTTGGGCTTTTCGAGGTTTTTATTAGCGGTCAGCGTGTAATCGACCATCGGTCAGCCCTCAAGATTTTCGTTTGCAACTTTCAAGGCTTGAACGACATGCTCGTCAGGTGCCTTGAGGATGTTTTCAGTCTGTTTGCCAATGTTCTTTTTGGCAAATTCCGCATTTCGGATCAGCTTATCAGCTTGAGCGTCGAACGATACTCGACCACCAGCCTTGCGACCTTGGCGATCAATGTTCTCGACATCCTCAACGACCTTTGGAACTTGCGGGATGCCAAGGCCAATACCAGTGCGGATTGACGGATATTTACCAGTCATGCCTGTCGAGGGCGTAATCGCTGTGAACTTGTTTTTCACATATGGAGCAACTTCAGCAGCAAGAGCAGCTCCAACACCAAGAGCCGTGCTGAGGCCCGGATGGTTAAGGCCAAAAGCTGACCCCGCCGCAATTGTGGCTGCGTTCATGCCAAAGTTCACCGCATGGCTACCCATGCGAAGGAGAGCCTCAGATGTCTTCTTCTCAGGAACCTTGCCAGCAATATCCATAACCATCTTGTAGCGGTTAAGGGTTGCTTTCTCAGCAGGGGTTAGAGCCGCACGAGCAAAAGCGCGATCTTTCCCATTGAGGAAGTCATTGATGTTCTTCGAGACCTTCTGGAAGTCAGCCGGACGAACCGAACCATCGGCACGGCGCGAAGCTGGTTGCATCAGTTTTTCAATATATGACTGCTTGATCGCAACCATCTCAGGCGCATTTGGCCCAAGGGTACGAGCAAGGTTCATATAGACCTTAGCGGCGTTGCGACGAAGATTTGCGTCTGAAGAATTATAGTTGAAGATCATATTGGCTACGTCTTCGGGTGTCTTCTTCCCGCTAACGATGTCTTCAACAACCCGGCCAGCGTCTTCACCAGTCTTCTTGATCCCGTATTTGTTTTGGTAATCACCAAACATCTTACGGGCCTTCTGCCATTCCTGAATGACAGCAGGGTCGCCGGAGAATGCACCCTTTCGGATAGAATCCTCAATATACTGATCGTAGTCATCGACCATCTGACGCAGGGCTGCACGATCTGTGTTTGTCACAGCATCCGCGAACTTGCCCGTAATTGCCTTACGGCCTTCTTCAACAGCGCGGAAGTTGCGCCACAGGACACGACCACCCGGAACATCGAGATACTGACCAAGCTTCGTGTTCAGCTCGTCAGCAGCTTCCTGAGCCAAGTTGTTCTGACGGAAACCAATTCGGTTTTCTTTAGAAGCCCAATTTGCAAGAAGCTTATCACCAACATTGTCTAGAACGTCCTTATCGAACGACCCCGGCGTCGCAGCAGCCTTTTCATACTGGGCCTCATATGCCGTCTTAGCAGCCGCACCAGCCTCTTGAGCAGCTTCTGCCGCTGACTTCACAGTACCTGCAATGTCGCCAGCCCTTGCGCCTTCCATAGGAGGGCCACCAGCCTCAATCGCACGAGCCTTGGCCATAGGTGCGCCAGCTTCTTCTGTGGCGGCCTTGATCTCACTGTAAACAGGAGCCGCTTTGCCGGATTGCTCACGAGCAAGGGTCCGAGCGTCCTGTGTGACCATGCCCTCAGTTTTAGGGAGGCCAAACTCTTCGAACTGGGCTGCCCTCACTGCTGCGGGAGTGTTCCCATAGGAGACGGTCGTCTTCAGCAGATGAGGGGTAATAGCTTCGATGTCTGCATCGGACAGGCCAGCCTGACGAGCAATTTTAACAGCCTCTGGAGAAAGGCTATTTTCAGTCACGAGAGAGCGGCCTGTCTTCTGAAGCTTATCAAACCCAGAAGTTACCTTCTCAAGGATCGGTCCAGCAGCAGAACCGAGGACGGCACCAAGGCCAGCAGCCTTAAAGGCATCACCAATATCGCCCGTATCAAGATACGTTCCCATGCCGGAGTAAACAGCACTGGTCAATCCACCAGATGTAATTGCTCCAAGGGCTTCAGGAGCAATAGCTGGGGACATATAGGCAAATGCAGGGATGCCAGCAGCCGTGCCAGCTAAAGCAGCCTTTGGGCTTTCAGTTTCAAAAGCGCCACCAAGCTCTTTAGATTCATTATAAATTTGGCGGATTGGCATATCAGCGAAACGCTCATAGCCCTTTACGCCAGCATTACCGAGGCTTTTGATTGTCCAAGCTGTACCCCAGTCAACAGCACCAAATGGCACGTTGCCAAAAGCATGGGCTGCGGAAAGAGCTTCCTGCACTGCTGGCTTTTGAAAGATTTCGCCTTTGCCGCGAGTAGCTTCTTCAATCTTTGCACGAGCTGCTCGTTTAGCCAACTCTTCACGCAAATTGACAGTATCTACATCTTCCTGTTCGGAAGGGAGCGGAGATGCACCAATACGCTCAGACATAGCGCGTGGGGTCAAAGCACGATATGGCTCCGACTGAGTAATCTTCTCCACATCTGTCTTTTCACGAGGCGGGGCCGGAGGTTTGACCGGGGTCAAATCTTCAAGCGGAACCTCACGCATATGCTGCGTGATTTCTTCATCTCTTGGAACTTCACCCGGACGGATCAGGCGGCCATAAGGAGACGGAGCTGGCTGACCAATTGGGGGAAGATCAAGCTCAACATCGTTGAAGAAAGTATCATCCGCCATGATTAGCCACCGATAACGTAACGAGAAAGACCCGGACGATTATACATCTTATCGATCTCACGCGCACGTTCTGGGGCCTTGGTCAGAAGCTCAACATGATTGAACTTACGACCACCCTTATCGAACTGAGTGCCGATCATCTTTTTCATGGCAGCGCGATCTTGCTCATATTGACCAGCAGTCATGCGATCAAATTGCTCACGAGCGCCATATCCCGTTCCACCCTTGGCAACATATTTCGAATAGAACCGAGCAAAATCTTTCTCTTTCTGATCCTCGACATACATTGCCGCAAGAATTTCAGATTGAGAGTTTTTGGTCAGGTTTCCAGATGGGGACGCAGAGTTAATAGCATTTGCGATAGATGCAGCGCGAAGACCCGCAGCAGATTCAGCCTTAACTGCACCAAGAGTGTTAATTTTTTGGATGATCTCATTGGCCGAAACAGCCGCTGGATCAACACGTTCTTTGTCACTCTTGCTGACATTCAAAAGCGTATTGTAGACGTTGGCCAGCTCTGTACGGAATGCATTGCCCGCGCCTGATGCCAAAGCGCCAGTTTCAGGAATTTGGCCAAGACCAACACCGATCTGGTTACGGCTCACAGTACGAGCAGCAGCATCCTTAATGGCTTCGTTTGTCTCAGTCTGAGTTTTTAAAGTTTGTGCTTGAGCAAGTTCACGCTGGTCTGGGGTAGACGCCAAACGCGTCCACAGATTGCGGCCATTCTCATCAGACGCACCTGTCAGGCTGTCTTCAAGCTGCTTCGGAAGAGCCACATCCCATGTGTAAGGTTTATCTTCAGGCCCAAGAACAATTGGAGACTGAATAACAGGTGCTGGCTTCTTAATATCAAGAGTACTAGAGCCATCTGTCGCAATGGGAGCAGCAGGGGCTGGAGCCGTAGGAGCTTTTGGAGCCTCTGGAGGAGCCAGCGGGGTGCCTTCAATCTTAGCGGGTGGGGCAATGCGTGTCGTATCACCCGGACGGCGGGTAACGACATCAGGCGTTGTCTTACCATATTGGATAAGGCGATCCATCGGAACATAGATCGGCATCTTGGTGACACGATCAAACCCGACCAACGTATACCCAGCAGGAGTATCGCGGTGGGCGCGATTAATAATCTCAGCTGCAGATGCAAGACCCTGTTGTTCACGGGCTTTGCTTTCTTCGATGTCCTGCTGCTGCTTCTCAAGGTTCGCGTAAGACTGAGCGCCAGCTCCAAGACCTTGCAGCAATGCTCCACCAAAGTATCGGCTAGGCGAAGCACCCATAGCGCCGAGACCCGTCAAAAGCGGGATCAATGTACGCTTGAGATCGACCTCTTCCACCTGTTTTCCATCACGCACGACAGGCCTCGAAGGCAGATATTCGGCTAACTTAGATGCATACACAGGTCCAGCAACACCACCAGATGGCTGCCCACTTGTGCTGCGGTCAATCGCATCAGATGCCGCAGAACGTGCCTGTCCCTGATCTGTATAAGCCATTGCACGGCTAGCATCAGCCTTGCCAAATGTATGGCCGCCGATCTGAACAACGTCAGGTGACTTCAACATATTTGAGAGCCAGTCCTGAAGACCAAGGCCCTGCTTTGCGCGATCTGCCAAAACGGTTTTGACATTGGCAAAATGCGTTGCGCCACCCGTCGGGTCTTCAAGTTCATTATTAAGAACGCCACGGGCGAGAGCCGCTGCTGTCTTATAACCGGGCGTTTCTGTGTCGATCAGGCGTGGGTCAGCCTTTGTCCCTGCCAGATCAGGGTTCCAAGGAGTAAATTGTTTTGGAGCTGTGACGATGCTCTTAACATTATCCCCGTAATCTCCTGACTGAAGACGATTGCGGACAACATGGCCAACAGCCGTCATGCCACGCTCACCTTCGCCACCAGCTTCACGAAGCATGGTACGAGCAAGGTAATCGACATCTTCATCAGATGGGCCAGAAGGTGCCGAATCATCGATTACAGCGCCGCTTTCGCCGTCCTTACCCGCATATCCCTTACGAGAGGCAACGCCACCTGCATTAAGGCCAAGAGGAGCAAGGATCATTGGCAGATATTCCATCGCAGCAGAACCTGCGCTGGCCAATGTTTTACCTGCACCGATAAGACCCGCGATGTCTTTCAGATCGCCGCCAAGTCCCTGAGAAGGCTTTGGAGCGTCGCCCGGCTTTGGAAGGTTTTGAGTTTTTTGCTGGCCAGCCTTAACCACACCTTCAAGAACGTCGTCACCGCCACCGGGCATTGTATCGCTGCCAACGCCGGGTAGGCTTTCATCATCATTGCCACCAGCAGCAAAACCGCCACGAGCCATTCCTTCAGGACGAGGAACAGGGAGCGGAATATTTTTCATATCATCTGGGGTAGGTGTAAGGTTATCTCCGGGCGAAGATTTCGTCCAATCGCGAAGCTTATTAATGCCTTTTTCGCCAACATCCCATGCTTTTCCAAGCTTATCAGCCGTGTCGGCACCCTGAAGAACATTGCTGAGGCCGCTTTGTGGGGCTTTTGGAGTTGAACCAGCCGTAATCATTCTTGCAACTGGAAGCGTAGCTGCCGGAACAATACTTTTCCCGCCCATTGGGTTCTGTTGAGCCGAGCCGCTATAAAGACCTGCCTGAGCAAATGGGCCAAGAGCCTGTTTTTGCATAGCAAGGATAGAACCTAAATCTGTGCTATCGAGCAGACCGCCGCCAAGGCCAATACCGCCAGTAGCGTAGCCACCACGGGCAAAAGCCTCGCCCTGCATATCAGGGGTGACAGCGCCGCCCATCGAGTTCGGATCAAGGCCGCCGCCAGACCACTTGCCCTTACGCTCAGAGCCTTCTGTGGCCTTGTCGTAATCAACAGTCTTATAGCCAGCCGCGAGGCCAACTGCTTGTGGCTTCTTCTTCTCAACGTCCTGCGCCATAAGACCGATCTGGGTCTTATCGTCGCCGTTATACTTGAAGCTATAGATCGGCAGCCCATCATTGGTCTTACCAATCTGCTTCACATCGTGCTTGAGACGACGGTCAGAGAAGAACGAAGACGGCTGTTGAGTGGTCGTAGTAGAACCAGACAAAGCGCCCGTTCCCATCGCGATATTAGCGAGGAACTGAGCCACTTGGAACGGATAGCCACGCTCCTGAAGGAACTGCTGATAACGGGCCGTAAGGTCAGCCTGTTGGGTCTGCTGCTCTGCTGTACCAGCCTGAAGCTGGGCTGCCGCACCTTGAAGAGCTGCCTGTTGAGCGCCCGTACCAAGGCCAGCAACCGCCTGTCCGGCTTGCATACGACGAGCCAAATCTTGCGCCACAACGCCCTGTTGGCCCTGTGCGGTATTCACAGCCGACTGATAACTTTGGGCAAACAAAGGCGAGATAGCCTGAGACGTGCCTAGGGTCTGCTGACGAGCCAAATTAGCGCGTTCAAGGCCAGCACGGTCGCCGCCATATGCACCAGAACGAATAGCGGTCGATGCCAGCTGAGAGCGTTCCTGACCCTGCTGCTGCTGAAGAGCCTTGAGGGTGGGGTCAACAACGGACTGCGTGAAAGGGTTCTGGTAATAGGCAATCTGGCCCTGTGTCAGAGGGCCAACATCCTGCGCCCCCGAAAGGGTCAAGCCTGTTGCTGCCTGATAATAGGGCTGCGCTGCATTGGCAGCTGCCGAAGTTCCGGCAATACCAGCCTGTTGAGTAGGAGTCAGGCCAGCTACGAACTGGCCTGTATATGGTTGGAAAGGGGTGTTGGCGACATTCTCAGCACGAGCATTGACAGCATTATACCGAGCCAGAACCTCTGGCGGGATGGATACTGATTGCGTAGTGGTTGATGTTCCGCCGCACATATTATTGATCCCTCATAGACCCGGTTGTTCCGCCGTAAAGGAAAAACGCCCCACTGGGTTTCCCAAATTGCCGCTCATACAAACGGGCCTTAGCTTCCGTTCGGTCATTAGAGAGAACCCCAATAACCAGCGGGATACCTAGAGCATCGGCAGTGTCTTTTGAGAACTCGCAAAGACGCCTAGCCCTTCCACCTTTTGAAGACCTGAAATCGCGATGGATAAAGATACCACGCTCTTCCAGAACCCGCTCATCACTATACCACATAGAACCGATCCTGAGTAGGACACCCCCCTCAATTCGGCCATCTGGCTGCCCAATAATCCCAATCAAACCATTCTGTTGGTGGAGGGCTTCCCAAACCTCTCCCAAAATCTTTTGGACAGAGGCCGGAACAATGCCCAACTCGTCCCACATATCGACCGCAATTTCCATCACTGCGTCGAGGTCTTCAGGCGTACCAATTCGAATTTCAATTTCTTCGGACATGCTTCCCCTAGTCCTTTTTTGGTGGCGGAAGCTTCTTCAAAGTATCTACGGTCTTAGCCCGCATCTTTTTGACAAAAGCATCCAAGATTTGATGGCCCGTATCCATACTACCACTCCCGATGCGGGTCACATCATCGGGGTGAATAACATATTCGCCGCCAGCGGCTACAATAGGAACCGCACCAAGAGAGCCACCTTCAGCCTTACCCGGAAGGCCGAGCTGGGCATCTGATCCGGGCATACCCTTCAAGCCGGGTACTGGGCTAAAGATGGAGTTCGCCACCCGGAACCCGGCCATCGTGTTCCCCTCACCCATCGCAGAGATGATGTCGGCTGGGATAACGTAAGCACCAGAAGGAACGTGCATAGGAAGGTGGTCGGTCCTCCCGGCAACAGGACTGTGGATTGGGCCGACATGAACTTTTGCTCCCTGAGCCGCAGAGGGCGACCCAAAAAAGGGCGCTCCGCCTGACGCCTTTGTTTCTCTTGCAGTCTTCAATGCGATAGCAATCGCTTGTTTTTGAGGGCGGTCAGAATGAACAAGCTCACTGATATTGGAGCCTACCGTTGTCTGGGAAGAACCTTTTTTGAGTGGCATGGCTTAACCCATTGAATAGGTGATATTGATTGATTGTCCCGTCCCCGGAACAATAACCAGACCAGATGTAAAAAACTGCCCAGTTTGATAGACGCCAATAGTATTTGGTGCCGCACAAAGAGTTTTATTCGCTGGTGTAGTAGAGGCAGATGCGCTGTCGTAAATAAGACCGGGAGTAGTCCCAGCTACAACAACTGCAAAATTAACTATATATCCTGTTCCCGATGCTATTGATGTTGTTGTGTTGACAGTAACTGAAGTTATTGTCCCGTAAGTCTTTAAATTTGCTTGTGACAAATTGTTAATCGCAACAACGCCATTTTTTTGCGTGGTTAGGATGTCATCAAGGGACGCAGCCATTAGTATTTCCCGTCAATTTGGAATCGATAGCGCATGTTACCAAGTCTCCAAAATGACCCGATATCTTGGCTTTCAATTTTAATGGAAACCAAACGACCCCTAAAACGTGGGGTCACATAAGTTGTGGCTTGGGTCAAGGTATACGGACCATACGCATTCGGTGTCTGACCGGGATAGTCAGCCGTATAGAATGTGAGCTTTATGTTAGCCGTTTGATTGCCATCATAATAGCCCCATTTCATATCAGGCCAAACTTGATCAATAAACGTTTTTACATCTGCATCATTCAGAACAAAATAACCTGTCTGGAACGATGAATACATCGGCGTTCCATCAGCATCAGTCGATGTTTCGTGCTGATAAATATAGTTATTTGTTCCAGCACCGATTGGCGGACCAAGGACAGATTCATTGGTCCATGCCGTGCGGGAAACATACGGATTTTCGGTACTATTTGCGCCAAAATCCCATTGGTCGAGCCAGACATTATATTTGACGTAATGACTAACTTCGCCACCATTCGCTTTTGTTGGGAAGTCCCAGCGAATTTCACCAAATCGCGAATTAGCGCCAAAGCGAATACGATCAAGCGCATTTGGATCAATGTCTTGGAAGATAACATCCCAGATTGGGCAGCGAATTGGCTCAACACCATTCCCAGAAAGTTTATAGAATTGGCTTTGTCCCATCCAATAAACAGTGCCAGCCATTGAGCCAGCAGCTTTTCTGCCAATCAAGCCGCAACCTGTACCAAGTTCGTTGAATTGGTAAACATATGGCAACCCAACGTATTGCATGGCCCAGAGGCCAAGATCAGTCCAAAGCAGACCTTGTTGACCAGCTTGGATTCCTTGAACGATGCGTGATCCTTTAGGGATACGATAGCCACCAGCTTGATTGCCAATTTGCGAAATCCAAGAATTATAATTATCGACATCGCACCAACGCACCTGCATCGGGTCTTGAACGCCAGTGTATGTCGATCCCCATGTAATGATTTGCCGCTGCGGCATAGCAACAAACATGCCTGAATTGATCGGCGGCGCTTCTGGAATGACAAGCGCAATGACGTTACCGCTTGTCGGGTTCCATTGATAAATGGGTCCATTAAGAGGACATGCGATCAGCGTTTCGCCCCAGTTATCAAGAGTCCAATCAATCGCGTTAATAGCAGTTCCAGTATTGGCTGTAGGAGCCGTACCAGTGCCGTATCCGCCAACACCATAGGCATTGATGCCGTAACCAGTTCCCTGCGGGATAGGACCAAGACCGTTATAATACAGAAATTGAACCTGACCGCCATTCTCATAAGCTTTCAGAACAGTCGATCCTGCCGCAGCAGATGTTGAAGCTGAAATTGTAAACACGCTGCTCGAAACAACATCAGTGACGATGTAATTCCCAAACAAAGTAATCCCTGTGTCACCAATTGTGGTCGATACAAGAACAGGGAACGACAGGCCAATATCCAAGTTATGATTTGGCAAAGTCACATTCACGAAGTCACTACCAGCAGTAGCGGTGTAAAGCGGAACATCACCATAGTTATTGATGGAACCACCCGAAACATATGCCGTTGTTGTCGTGCTTAAGAATGTGACACTGGTCGATGTCGATGAATAAACGACATAGTTGCCATTGTAGCCAGATGGATTGATCCCGGTGATATTGACAATGCTGCCAACTGGAAACGTATAGGATGTTGAAAAGTTAATAGTCGCATATGTTCCCGTGCCAGATGCACCAGTAACGTTAATTGGAGACGCTACAGTTGAGAACAAAGCATTATCAGGATTACCCGTAAGGTCTGTGGCATAGATGGAATAAGTATCCGCACTCGCTCCGGGATTGTAGATTTGATACAATCCAGAAAGGACGATGCCCCCAACAGCTACCTGAGTTTTGATATACACCGAATCATAATTGTCAGTGTTACTACCAATATCTGTAACGGTTACTTGATTGCTCCCAAGTGTTGTTTGAAACTTCACACTTGTGTTTCGCAATATTGTTTGTGGAGTGATGTCTTGAGATGTTTTTGTAGAATTTTTGATGACCAGCAAAGAGCCGCCACCGCCAGCTACAGTTCCCCCAGAAACATATGAAGCGGTTGCTGTACCTGCATACGAAACACTATTGAGAGTTGATGCAGTTACAACATACGATCCATTATAGTCTGTCGGAATTATTCCACTAACTGTTATGGAATTTCCAACCGTAAATTTGAACGGAGTTGAAAGGGTAAGTGTAACAACAGAACCTGTTCCAGAAGCACCAGAAACAGTTGCTGGAGCAATCCCATCTGCGCCAACGCCAAGGTAGGCATTTGCGTTTGTATCTTCCCAACCCCAAAGGCAACGAACTTTTGATCCAATGCTATTGCCAAAATATTTTGTCCAACCGCCAAGTTTCTGGATTAGACCGCCGAGGGTGCGATCCGAAATAAACCGCACAAGCTGGCTATAGGAGATAGCAGCCTCATTGAGCGCAGGTGTCTTGTTCTGGTCAACGCCCGGAACAAGTTTGAATGAAGCATGAGGCATCGACTATCACCGTGTCGGAGTAGCGAAGGTAGATGGAGATTGAGACGACCAACCAGCAGCCTCGAATTTCTTTCTGGCTTCTTCGACCGCAGCGCCCTTCAAAAGCGTTTGATACTGGCCTTCATAGCTCTGAGCCATTTGAGGATCATCATTTTGACGGCCAAAGTTGCGCTGGTAAGCACTCACATAGACCATCGAAGCCATGATAAAGAGGTCAGGCAAATTAAGGCTAATGAACGTTGTCGGGTTTGAAGCTGACAAACTGGCAGGTCGATATGTTCCGACAAGCTCAACCGTATAACTTGCGTCAGGATATGGGCCAACTAAGAAGGTGTAGTCATCGAACGGCACCCAATACTTTGGGATATCCTGATATGAGGATGAGCCATAAACCTGATCTAGAAACTCCTTTGTCGTAGGGAGAAGCGGGTTTCTAGTTCCGTTATCTGGGTTTGAAGTCCCTGCGGGGGTGATGACGTTGATTTGTTCTGGGACTACAAGGGTTCCATAGGGGAACGTATCAGCCTGAACATTCAATACCCGGCTACCTACACTTAGGCTGTAAGCAGTCGTAGACCCTGATGTGAACAGGAAGTCGAGATCGCGATACATGCGATTCTCGGCATAGGTAATCATCTGGGGAAGAACAATCTGAAATGCCGGATCAGTCGGCTCAACAACCGCCATCGTCGAAATCTGGGCCACATAGCTTGTGGTGCCAGATACCGTGCCATTATATGAAAGTCCGGTGGTCATTTCAGAAGCTCCGCTATCCCCTTGTTATAGCATTTTTAACGCCCTTTGCACCATCCTTCGCGCCGAGCATTATTGACCTTTACCTCGGTAATGGTTTGGTCAGTGTCCTTCTTAGACCAAGTTATATCCTGCCAAACATCACAAACAGCGCCGTTAGTCTCTTTCGTTGCTGTCAGGGTCGCGCAGCCTGTCAGGAGAAAGCTTGAGAGAATCACCAGCCCGAACCGCATTTTCAGTCCTCCGAAGAACATCGGCAGTGGCGGCAGCCTCAATTTCGGCCACTGCATCCGCCCGGATTTTGAAATAGATGCCGCCCAGAATGATCAGGACGGCCACTGCAATAACCGCATAACGGCCAATCGGAGTGAAAAGAAGGCTAAACACCATGAGCCTCCATATGCTGTTTGCGCCAGAACCAGATAGCTGCACCAAGTCCGATGATAATGACCATGATCAAAAAATTGGTGTTGTGCAGCAATCCCATGATCTGATCGACCGTATCTGAAGCGTCTTGAGCCTGTGCCGCCACTTCTTTAGCCGCACCAAGAGTGCCAAGACCTCCTGTGACAAGAGCCGCGTTGCCCTGCTTGCTGTCAACCATAGATGGGGCCGGAACAGGATCAGGATCAGAACGGTGGTCCTGATGGTCATGCGGGTGGTCCTGATGGGCATTCCACCATGCGCTTTCGGCCTGACGGCGGCGAACCAGACCCGGCAGCACTTTTCCACCGCCCTTTGTCCACTTCATCAGCTCATCTGGTACGGCATCAAAGTCACCCGCATTAACCTTCTTGAGAAGGCCAGATGTCTTCAGGTTTCCCACACCAGCATTGTAAGCAAAGTCCACCAGCACATCGAACTGGTTCTGTTCAAGATCAACTTTGACCAATGATGCAACTGGGCGCTCATATTTGACCAGATCGTTCTTAAGAATTGTCTCGGCTTCGTCCTGCGTGATGGTCATGCCATCGTGAACCTCTGGAGCGCCAGCAGCAGACGTATGGCCATAGCCAATGGTCAGAATGCCAGCCGGGCAGCGATAAGCTTTAAGTTTGCAGCCTTCAAACTTCTTGAGGAGGTTGTCTAACCCCCCTTGTGACATGTGCATTGGGGTTCTCCTACTTGATTGACAGGCTTATGGTGATGATCATGCCAACCACCAAAACTAAAACTACCAACCCAGCCATCCCCAATACTTTTAGCTGGTGCATAGATTCTTCATGCTCTTTTTGAGCTGCGGCTTGAGCAGCCTTTTGCTGCTTCTGGATGTGAACAATCTCGCGCTGGACTTCTTCCCAGCCGCGCAGACCATACTCAGCCACAAAAGCGTTTTTAACTTCGTGATACCAAGCTTCGGCTTGTTTCCTCTTGACCACAATGTCCATAGCCATCTCTTCAACAGAGACGCCAGAGAACAACTTTGGCTTGGGAGGTGTGGCAGATAGCTGTGTCAGCTTTGCTACGGAGCCGTAGAGTTTGGCAACATCAGAAGCCATGCCCTGAAGTTCCTTGCCAACACTGATGCCACTTTTGATGGCCTCGTAGGCCATTTTAGCGCCACCAAAGATGAGTGAGATGGTGGCGGGGTCCATTATTTGTCAGCCTTATTGTCGAGCTTTTCAAAAATTTGCTTCAAGATCGCTTTGATCTCACCGATGTCAGATCGGTAATCGTCTTTGGCAACGTATTCTTTGGGCAACTCCGCAATGCGGTCTTCCATCTTTTGGAGCTTCCGGGTCGTGGTATTAAACACGAACACCGCAAGGAACCCAGCGATAGAAACGACCACATTGAAGAGTTGCTGGTTGTCCATAATTATGCAGCGCCTTCAGGTTCCGTGCCATCAATAGCGTCTTTGGCTTCAGCCACAATCTGTTCGCCCTGCACCTTAATGGCAGTGATGATTTCGTTCACCTCTGCGAATGGGCGCTGGCCCAAAGCGTTCAGAACCAGATTCCACTGAGCCAGTGTCAACTTGATCGTAATTGGCAGATTTTCCATTAGCTTCCCCTTTGGAACTCAGAAATTCGCCGGACAATTTTGGGGTCCGTCGATGCCATTGATCTTACTATTTCTTGGGTCTCATTCCAAGAGAGCGGGGACGGAACGACCCCTATTTTGACAGCATCAGCCTGATATTCTGGGTCTGTAACAGTTCGCTCAAACAAGGTGCGAAGATAGGCAAGGCGAAGCTCTGGAACGCCGGGAGGAGCCGCAAAAGGACGAACCAAAATGAGCAGCCGCTCAAATGCCTCAACCAATTTCCGGTCATCCTCACTCGCTGCCAATTCCATAGCCGTTGTAACAAACGGAAGGTTCTTATGGCGGTAGCGTCCGTTGCCGTATTGGATCAATGGCAGGACCGTTGTGTCAGTCAGCCAAGCTGGGCTAGTCGTGCGGATGCCAGTCAGGTTGTAGGCAACCAGATTGATCTCACCGCGCTCAAAAGCCAGTTTTGCTTGTGCGCTGTCAGTGTAGCCAACCACTTCTTTCATGTCCCAGCGCAGGACGCTATTCAAAAGCCGGACGTGGTTTATAGATGAGCCACCTTCTGTGCCAGCCACCAGCGGGTCTGATCCGGCTTTCGCCCAGAACACAAATGGCTCACGCCGCCCATCAACCGCAGAGCCAAGCCAGCCAAACTTGCTGATGTCGTATTTGACGCCTTCGCCTTTGGCTAGGAACTGAACGGGGACACGGCTATCAATGGTGCCAATCTCTGTGCCGTCCTTTGGTGCTACGTTGTAAAGGTAATTGGCAGCAGTGATGCCAGCGGCACCCGGAACAGCTTTGATCGTGACGGGCTGGCCCGAATACTTTTGCAAGTGTTGAGCAAAGACACGCGCATGGATCATATGCCCACCGCTGACCGTGTGGACGATGATCTTTAGTTCTTCAGCCGCCGCGCCAGCAGTTAAGCCTAGCCAGATGACGGCACTTCGTAAGAGGAAGGCCATGTCGGCATGTCCCATGTTGTGGCATCTGTCGGCTCTTTACCTGACACCCAAAACTTCATGCTGTGCCATTTGCCATTTGGCAATGTGCATTTGGCTTTTGCTTCCGCACCAATCTCTTGCGGTGTTTTTCCTTCCAGAAGCAGCTTTCGGAAGTACATGCGCTTCTTGGACTTTACGCTCAGATCAGGACGTGGCCAAACAATAGAGCGAAGCTCTGCGGGCATTTCGTTCAACGCATAAGCCTGATTGTAATCCGTATCCAAAAGCGTGAAGTCGATGCGGCCACGTTGTGCTTCTGCGACAAAGATTTCATGGGCAACCCACGCGCCATTGCGGCGGGTTGTCACCGTTCCACCATTTGCAGCGCCGTCATTTTCCCATTCATTCGACATGCAAAGGCGATCATATATCCCGTCATTGATGTGTTGAATGGCATAGCGGGTAATGTAGGCGGGAGGATTATTGGGAGAGCCAACGCCCCGAACCATGTAGTTCGTGCTGATCGGCTCAACAATCAGATTGAAGTCACGCAAATTGGCCTTTAGCCACGCAGTGATTGCATCAATTTTGACACGGGTTGCTTCACCATCTTCTTCAAACGCAAAGCTGCGGATGTCGTATTTCTGGCGCGTCAATTGGTCAACGCCGCTCAGATCAACATAAAGCGCAGTGATCTCATCCGTTGTTTCGGACAAGAGCTTCCAAAGAAGGTAGGTGGAGTCCATTCCACCGGAAAGTGAGACAAATGTCTTCATACCGCAGCCACATCCAGAACAATGTCCCATTCCAGATTAGCTTCATCCCACACAGCAATGTGGTTCAAAGGAACTTCTGGCTTTTGAACAGGGGCTTCCCACAGGCCATCAAACTCATTCAGTGTCCATGATGGGAACGGTTGCGGATCAATAAAGACATCAAGGGCAGCAGAGTATGAGCCACCGATAGCAGCATATTGACGGCGAAAATTGTGGTTATAGCTTGTTTGAACCCACTTGGTATCAGTGCCAAAAATAGATTGGCAGAAAACAACGCCAACAAGTTCACTGTCAGGAAACGACAAATCTCCACAGTCGCTGTTGTTCACAACGATCACTTGAATGACATGATCATTTTCATCTAATTGAGCGAAGTGAGCCATTTGTTTTTCCTTACCAAGTCACAGAGCCAGAGCCAGTGAAGCTGATGATTTTATAACCGCCAGTGTTGGTGAACGTACCGCCAGCAACAGAAAGTGGATCATCATATGTATTGGCATAGCGGATAATGACAATACCAGAGGCACCAGCCGATCCCGGCCAATCGCGCACGTTTGTTTGAGTTGGACCGCCGCCACCGCCACCGCCCGTATTTACGGTAGCCGAACCAGTGCTAAATGTGGTTCCGCTGCCGCCAGTTGCACCGCCTTGTGTGCCAGCACCGCCTGTGCCGCCAGTTCGTCCACCACCGCCGCCACCACCAGCATACCCAGTACTTGTGCCGCTGATGCTGCTGGTAACGCCTGTGCCACCCGCACCACCGTTAACGGTGCCGCTATTCAAATTGTTTGGAGAGCCAACACTTCCTGCTCCACCGCCGCCCGCGCCACATGAGCTACCGCCGCTATTAACGCTGGTAGCACCAGCATAACCCTGACCGGAAACGCCCGTGCCGCCTGCGCGATTACCCCCACCGCCGCCGCCACCACCAGAACCGCCGTTGCGGCCAACGGAAATATAACCGCCGCCACCCCCGCCTGTTGACGTAACACCAGCGAATGATGAACTGCCGCCATCGGAGCCAATCGACCCCTGACCCGGAGATGCACCACCAGCGCCAACAGTAACTGTGTAAGAGGTTCCGGCAGTGATAGATGTTGTGGAATTGAGCAAGCCACCGCCGCCACCACCACCACCACCACCGCCACCGCCGCCGCCGCCACCAGCGACGATGAGATATTCAACGCTGGGAGGTGGATTGACTGTCCCAGTGTAAATGTAGCGTACGGCAACTACGCCAGAGCCGCCGTTTTTGCCTTGATATGTTGTATTGTTGTAATTGCCGCCGCCGCCAGCACCACCGCCAGTGTTGGCAGTACCAGCAACAGCTTGGATACCAGAACCAACATTAGCACCAGAACCACCACCACCAGCTCCACCCACACTAGTAGTTCCATAAAGGCCGCCGCCACCACCGCCGCCAGAATAGTATGTAGCTGTACCTATAAAATAAGTTCCGCTTCCGCCATTTCCGCCAGAACCAACATTACCATTACTACCAATTCCGCTGGCACCACCGCCGCCGCCGCCGGAATTATTCCCCTTTGACTGACCTCCAGAACCGCCAGCATTGCCTTGCCCAGCAGTTCCAGCACCAGAACCACCAGTCCAATAGCCGCCAGAGCCAGAAGCGCCAGAGATACCCATTTCATTATACGCACCAGCCGCGCCACTCCCAACGCCTGAACCCCTTGCGCCACCATTAGACGTCAAGCCAAAACCGGAACTTGTGCCGCCACTAGAACAGGTATTGTAAGAGCCGCTACCACCGCCACCCACTGTGATGGAATAACTTGTAACAGAAGCAGCGCCGGAACCAGATTGATAGCCGCCAGCGCCAGCGCCGCCAGCGCCAGAGTCACCAAGCGCCGCATTTGTGGTTCCACCACCGCCACCGACAACAACATAACTAAGAGTGTTGTAGCCAGACTGGCCTGTTTGCGTAACGGTGAAAGTTCCAGACCCAGTAAAGGTATGGATTTTATAGTTTCCGCTGGTTGTGACAGTGCCGCCAGTCGCCACAATGTATTGAATGTTCGCCACTGGCCCAGTGCCATAGAACGCATTCATGCTGATTGCGCCGGACGAAAACGTGAACGGCCCAGCAGAGGACGTATAATAAGTCGTCCCGCGATAGGCGTTCAAATTGTTCCCGCGACCAAAGACAGTGTTGATGTCGTTGATCGAAATAGCGCCGGACGATTGGAGGAAAGTAGCCATTACTTAGCCTCCAACTCCTTAACGCGGGCAGACAGTTCCTTCACGGCTTCGATCAGCAGAGGCACAAGACGATCATAGTGAACCGTCAGATACTGCTCATCGACAGGAGCGGGAACAACAACCTCTGGCAAAATAGCTTGCACTTCCTGCGCCGACACGCCGACTTCTGGCTTGGCCTTGTAGCCAAGAGCCTGTGCGGTTTCGTTTGCTTCATAGTGGAAGCCAGAGATTGCTTCAACTTTGGCAAGGGCATTTTCAATGTTGCCCTTACGAACTTTCAGACGGTCATCAGAGAAATAAGCCGTGATGTTGCCAGTTGCGTAGATAGCGCCAGCACCCGGATCAGATGTCGTGCCAACAGAGAACCCGCCAGTAGAGGAGATGCGGGCACGTTCTGCGCCTGAAGTATACATAAGGATTGGATTGGCATCAGATGTCCCTATGGTGTAACTGCCGCCAGTTGAATAACCGCCATAAACAGCACCAGTCGATAACGCTCCAAAATCAATATAACCTGCTGTATTTTGGGCGCGGATCAGCGTGTTGGTTGCCGAAGCAGTATAGACATTCAACTTTGTTCCCGGAGAAGCGGTGCCGATCCCCACGTTTTGAGACGCATCAATCGTCATGGCAGTTGTCGTGCCATTCGTCTGGAATGTCAGAGTGGATGCACTTTTAACTGTCGGAACAGTGATCGACGTAACTGTCGGAGTTGCCGAATAAGACGGAGCAGCACCAACGCCACCCGAAACAAGGACGGAGCCAGTGGCAACGTCAGCCAGTTTGGCAATTGTCGTCGTGCCAGAGGCATAGAGCAAATCGCCAATCGTATAACTGGTAAGGCCCGTGCCGCCCCCCGCAACACCAAGAGTTCCCCACGATGGCTGTGCGGAAGAGCCGCCAGAGATGAATGCCTGTCCCGATGTGCCGTAATTGACAGTGGATGCTGCGACAGAACCAATGCCAAAGGCACCAGAAGTGTTGATCGCAAACTGACCAGAGCCATTCGTAAAGAACGAAAGGGGCAAATAAGTTCCTGTACCATTGATGCCAGAAACAAGCTGCACATCTGTGCTGCCGTTGGTAGCAATCAGAACTTTGGCGCAGTTTGTCGGATCAACAGCATTTGTTGCTTGCCACGAAGCCGCAGTCGATGTGCCGTTTGGCAGGGCATAAATACCAGTCGAACCATTTGTCGTGCTTGTTTGGAAAGCAAGACGGTTAGTGACTGTTGCGTTGCTGAAGTCACCAAGAATACGCGCCCCTGTACCCGTGAAGGTCAGGTTGCCGCCATCGGTGATGCCGCCGCTAAATGTGGGGCTGCTGGATGTGTTGACGGTAACAGCGCCCGTGCCACCAGAAATGCTGATGTTTGTGCCAGCAACGATGCTGGTGACACCAGTGTTGGTGACAGTCACGCCGCCAGTAGATGCGGAGACGCTGATGGCCGTGCCAGCAGTCAAGCTGGTCACACCAGTGTTGTTGATCGTGATCGCACCAGCACCGTTGGTGATGCCGATGGCCGTGCCAGCGGTCAGAGTTGCCAGCGAATAACCCGCACCAGACGTACTGCCGATCAGAAGCTGACCATCAGTCGGCGTCGATGTGAGATTCGTGCCGCCATTAGCAATCGGAAGGGTGCCGGACACATGCGTGGTCAGACCAACTTTGCCGTAGGACGGGGCAACACCGACACCGCCCGAAAGCAGGACGTTGCCAGTGGCGATGTCAGCCAGTTTGGACAGCGTGGTTGTGCCGGAAGCGTAGATGATGTCGCCAATAGTGTATGACGAAATGTTCGTTCCGCCGTTCGCAACAGGCAAGACGCCAGACAATGAAGTGGCGCTGACCTGTGACCATGTTGGCGCGGCAGATGCGCCGCCCGATGTCAGGACGTAGCCGCTGGTGCCGTATGTTGCGCCGCCAATGCCAAGTTGACCAGCAGAACCAAAACGAAAAGCTTCAGTTGCTGAGTTTCCGCCTGTAGCTGTTGTATAGATAGACGCATAAGTTCCCTGCGCCGTATCTGTAAAGTTCTCAGCAGCACTGATTGCAAGATAACCAGTTGATGCCGTGCCAAAACCTGTCGTGCCATAGCCACGCGCAGTGAATTGAGCAAGAACATCGTTCGCCTGACTAGCAGTCGGAGAAGCCGCCGTACCACGCGCAGAACGGGCTGTATATACGCCATAAGCGCCAGTGCCATAAGCATCCTGCGTGATACGGGTGTTGGCCGCATTTGCGCCAACGATATAAATGTCAGTGCCAGCAGGAAGCGTTCCAGTGGGCGTTGTTGTCTGAGTATTGGAAACAATCGTCAACTGCGTCTGCGGCGTACCAGTATTGATGCCCAAACGGTTGTTGGTGTTATCCCAGAAGAACTTGGTGTTGTTTTGGCT